CGAAGTGCGCCACTTGCGCCTCCTTTTTTATCTGCTGTTCCTACTAGAATCGCCCTTGTCGTATCTCGTTTTAATCTTGGCGCCCAACCGCCTAAACTATCATCTGTCTGACCGCCACCACGACCACCCCCTTTTCGAAACCCTTCTTTAAACCAATTAACAGAATTTTTAGCAATAATTTTCGGAACATCACGTTTAAATTCCTGATATTTCGCTTGCGTTTTCTCAAACTCAAATCCTTTGCCAACCCGCCTTATATCCCCGAATTCCTTTGTTGCCATTAAAAATTTCCTCTTATAAAAGATAAGTATTCTTCTCTTGTTATCTGGCTTAATAATTTTTTATCAATTATAAAATCACTTTCTTTAGGAAACGAAGCTGAAACTGGTTTATCAGTTAAACCATAAATTAATTTGCAGTTCGCATTATTAAATTCAGTTAGATGATTTTTTACTTTTCGTTCCATTTAGTCGCTTTTTTATACGCAGGGGTTTCTGCTTTCGTATGCTTAGAATAGGGATGCTTATTCATATCAAAGATATAATCAACCTTTCCGGGGTTGTTACTAAATATCTTCGATTCGTTTTTTAAGCTTTTTACTTTTTTATCAGGGTTCTTTACGTTGTATTCCTTTAAATGCTCTTTTAAGTTCGTTTCCTTACCCTTTCGCAGCTGAACAGTAGTACAACGGCAACCCCAATCATTTATCGGCATTCTAGTATTCCAAAAAGGATCATCAACTGGTTTTACTATGTTATCCCAAGCTGCATGATCGTGTCGAACCCTTTCATCACCTACTGTTTGGTATTTTAATAAAGGAAATAACTCTTTTTCTTCTTCAATTTCAATCCAGTTATCAGCACTTTGCGCCGTTCTAAAAGCAGTGTCTTGTTCAGTTTTTAGCCAAACTTTATTATATTGATTGTTTACCGTATTTGCGTATTCTTTAAACTCTTTGAATTTACGCTTCGAACCATCTTCATTAAAAACAAAGTTGGTCATATCCTTAACCTGTTGAAAGGTTTTTGCTCCTGAAAACTCTGAAATATTTCCTTGATATAATTCGAATTTCGTTGTTTTCAATCCGCTGTCAAGATTACCAAAACCATGTTCTACGAATTTAATCAACTCACCATAAGTATAGGCACTTAATTCATTCGGAAGGTTATCGATATCGATTGCCCCCGAGTGAATTCCTTTGTAAATCTTATCTATTTTAGATTTAGATAGTGCCATTTTTTTTAATTAATGTATTTAATTGTTACCCACCCTCTATTGTAAGAAGTTGAATCATAATCTGTACTATCAAAATAACCACCAGATAAGCGAGTTAAGATAATAGTTGATGAATCCGTTAAATTAATTGAGCCTTGCGCTATACCTGTGCTAACTTGATTAAAATTAAGCGGCAATATTTGGTCACTTAATCCCGCATCTTCAATAATTATACAATCTATAGTCCTAATCTTTTTATGATCTGCTAACCCATGATTTACCGATGCGCTTCCAACGCCAACCATATCCCAATCATCAATCTCAATTACTTTAGTAACCAATCCCCCATCTCTTGCGCTCAACCCTGCGGGTGAAACCCATTTAGTGTTGTTTGTTCCGGCTATAGCCTCAGCGGATGAAGCATACAAGTCATCTTGAAATAATTCAGCATCAATATATCTATCTGATTCACCATTTAAAGCCTCTGTGCCTGTTGCTTTTTCAACAGTTCCTGACGTTGTTGTTGTTGGGGTGGTTGCTTGAAATAATTCAGCATCTATGAACTTATCAACACTACCATTTTTTGCTTCTGTCGATGTTGCTTTTTCAACTATTCCCTTATTATTTGTTGAGGCATCACCTAAATATTCTTTTATTTTATCATCAAGCCGATCTTCACCCGGTATTCCTATTTGAGTGTTTGATGGTGGCGTTAATTGGCTTGTGATTACTCCCCTGTTAACTTCCCATGTTTGGCGAGGTGCGCCATTGTTGTAAGTGACATCCCCTTTTGGGTCATAGGTGACAACTTTATCAAAGACAAGATAATCATCGTTTAGATCATACCCAGTGCCACTTTGAGCATCAACCTTTATTAACTCACCATTTAGAAAAATATACCCTGCAGTAACGTCCCAACTTTCATTCCCTTCAACACCTGACCAACTTATTGCGCAACCATCGACAACAAAATTAGGATTAGTTCCTACCGCGAAACTGTTTAGCATCGCAAATAATGCGGGTCTATGTTCGTTTGAATCGATTAATATTTGGTCTAATCTTATATCGGGATTTACCCCTAAAAAATCTTTTCTTTTATCCATTGGTTAAAATGTTTGTACGTTATAATTCATTGAAGCCTCAATATAATTTCTCATTTGAGCCTCTAAAACATTGACATTGTATACTATTGAGGTCGGCATATTAATAGTGAAATTATTTGAAATTATAGCTTCGCCGCTTAAAGAAATCGTGAGTGGAACTGTTACAGAATCATCACTAAGTCCAATTTCTACAGGGTTACTAATCGTATCGGAAGTTAAGCCAATAACAATCGGGTCAATTCCCCCGATATCATTTTCAGTTATTGTAATTCTTCTAAGTGTAATATCATAAACATCATTAAGATATTCTTCAAGTGATAAATGCTGCCCGGTATAATTAAGGAAATCAATAATTTCATCATTATAATCATTAAGGGTTGTTCCAAGTGTTTGAATCGGAGCGTAAATACATTTGATATAAGATACCAAACTGCCTTCAGTATCTGTTGATGTTTTACGCCAAAAATGAGGGGTTAAATTCTCGGCAACATTATTCCAATCTATGTTAAATATTCCCGCCATTTATTAGCTATTAGGTGAATAGGTTAATGTAGTCGATAAAGGGAAAGCCGGGTCTATTTCCATATATCCCGCCTGTGCTGTATATACTTGTTGCGCTATTGCTAGAACATCAGTATACGTTCCGGCTGTTGGTCGTGCTTCTATTTCTGTTGCTACTGCATTTAATACCCCTTTTGCGCTTTGAATCGCATCAGTAAGCTTCATTACTTGCATGGTTCCGGCAAAATTTTCGTCTGAATAAGACTGTAAGAAAGTATTAATAGCATCTTCAACAGGAAAAACACCTGAATTGCTTAAATCTTCGCCCGTAGGTGAAAGAAGCTGTGAATCATATGTTATTAAATAATATGCTTTTAGTTGGTCGGGGTCTTGGCTTACTATTGAAATAGAAGTTCCCGCGAATCTTTTTTGTGTCCAATATTGATCTAATCCGCTTAATTCTGCTCCGCTCAATGGCTCTGCTGTTCCTGAAACCAGTTTAGCCGCTTTAATAATAACAACACCATTCACTATGTCAGCTGCAGCAAGATCAACAACATAATTATCCGGGTTGATAGGATTGTAAGTGACTGCGTTTCCTATTAAAACAACAGTTTCACCCAAAGCATTAACAAAACTATTCGTAAACTCTAAGCTATCCCCAAATTGATAAACAAGCGTTTCGCTTGCATACCATTTTAAAACGCCCGTAGGGATTTCTAACTTCCTATCTTCTATCTGGTCGCTAAATACATCATATAAATCTTCTATGAATTTTATCGCTACGGCGCAAATATAAAATAACAAATTCCAAACAGCTGTCTGACTTGTACTTGTTAACCCCGATAAGTTACTGCTTGCTTCTTTTGCAGCAACCATTTCCGCTTGAATTTCAGCTATTGTCCGAGCCATATAATTGATTTATTTTGTTCATTATTGAAAAGCTTTTATTATCTGGCAAAGCAACAACCGTTTCATCTACTTCAATTCCTGTTCTTTTTTGAACTTCTTCCGCCGGTACTGCGTGTCCCGCTTGACTTAAAGTAAGAAACGTATCTGCCCATTCTTTGATCGACATTTTTTCTGCCGTGTCCCACGCTGCGAAGATTTCTTTTTCTTGCGCTATCATTCCGATACTCTTCATCCTCGGAATTAGTAATTCATTCACAACTGATTTAATATCTAGCTTATCAGCAAAGATAATATCCGCTTCTGTTGAGGCGTGAACATTTGCGGAGCCTGAAAAAGCTTTTTCATCTGTTGTTCCAGTTTGTGAAAGAACTATTTTCGAAATTGCTGAATCGCATTTTTCAATCAGCATTCCGTAAATATTATGAGGATCTCCACCGCCTTTTTGCTCTATTACTTGAACCTCATCAAGTAAATCCTGAATTATATAACTTGCGCCCGTTGCCGATTCGAAAGCATCAATCATATTTTGCCTTCTAGCATTGTCGGTCAGATTTGTTTTTCCTACTCTCAAAGGCATTCCAAAAACGCTTGCATGTTGCGCCCAATTACCAAAAACTTGTTTCCAAATTATAAACGGAGCGCATTTGTTAATCAACCCTAAATCAGTTGAAGAACCAACGCGAACAACCCAGTTATCATACTGTGAATTTGGGAATATAAGCGTGTTATCTTTAGTAATTGAATGTTCAGCATTTTTTAGCATCCCATCAAACGAAGGCAAAAGATTTTCTTCGGGTATGTTTTCAACGCTTTCAAATTTATCGTTTTTAACGTTTCCAAGCTGTATAGCCTCCCATCCGTAGAACTTAGAAAGTACTACATACTTCATAAAATCCCTGAACCAAGGTAATGCGAATCCCTGCGGGTCAACAAATTTTCTTGTTTCTTCTTCGTCAACCTCACCATCTTTGTCAAGTATCATGAACGAACCGCTGGTACTTTTTAAGATTCTGCTTTGCATTACTGCAAATAGTTGGTAATCGTCCACGAAATCTTTATACATCTGTATAAGCTCATAGCGGTCAGGGTATTTAATATCTTCGGCACTTTCAACAGCGTTTCGCCATTGTGCTATATCCTTTGAAATCCTTTCCAGTTGTTCCGCTACTACTTTATCAAGTGCGTTCGATTGCTTCGGGGTGTTTTTAGTAATGTTTTTTAATATGTCTAATTTTACCGCTTTTTTAAGGCTTTCAACCTTTTTATTAGATAGTAATTGCATCTTAATAATTGTATTTAGAATTAGACGTATTTCCGTAGCTTATGCGCTCAGTGTTCTGCTCTGTTGGTACAATAACAGGAAGATTTGGAGTGATAATACCTTTTTGAACTTTTACGAGATAGGTAATTGCATTTTCAGAATCGTTCTTGTTTCCCCCACCATCATAACGAATTCTTCTAACTTCTGGAACGTGTCGAGGACTTATTTTACTATGGATATTGTAAAGGGTGATATCCATTGCTATTTGTTTGATTTTCGGGTTTCTGTTATCTCCTGAACTAAAATAATCAGTATCAGTTGGAAGGTTCCCCGTTGAATCATCTATACAAGTGTAAAAGGTTTTGTTTTCAGCTAATAAGGTCCATTCAGCCGGAACAAATGAACCGGGCGTTGATGTTCCTATTGATGAATAAATATTTTCGTTATATGAAACCCTTTGCCCTGCTGTGTAGGTCGTTGCTGTACTGAATAATGTTTCTTCCCAATAGATACGATCATCTTCAACAAAGGCAGTTGTATCGCTATACGGCTGAACTACTTTAAAAACTTGCGTTTCATCGTAGCGGTGTCGAATATAGCTTGCTGTTTCCTCTACGGCTGCATCAATGGCGTTTAATAGTAAACGATCATTATTATCTGTTAATTCGTCAATATTCGCTTCATCAATAAGCGTTTCGAAATCGTATTTTACTAAAAACTTATTCATTCATCAAATATATGAAAAAATATTTTGTAAGTTTAGAAATTGAATTATATTTGTAGTCATGAAAGAAAAAGAAATGGTTAACAGTCCAGATCATTACAATTCTTATCCTATTGAGGTTATTGATATGATGATTAAAATATTCAGCAGACAGGAAACGATTAATTTCTGTTATATGAACGCTTTCAAATATAGAATGCGGCTTGGTAAAAAAGACGATATTCACCAAGATTTATCAAAGGAACAATGGTACTTAAATAAAGCTAAAGAATTAGAAAATTATGAATGAAATTAAAAGCGGGTTTCACTGGGATATAATATTTATCCTCGCGATAGTGTTAGGAACAACTTATTTATTATGGCTAATAATTGAAGTTATTCTTCGAAAGTTTAAAAAAGCAAGGCAGTTGGAAAACGAAATTGAATCCATATATCAAAAGGAGTTGGAAGAATCAGAACAAAATATCTTCATGCAATGAAAGTAATATTATTAATCCTTATCGTGTTTCTGTTTGCTTCGTGTGCTAACGATCTAATGCAACCGAGTTATAATTATTATAAAGTTGTTTGGTGTGACTATAATAGCGTGACAATATGTAACGGATTAGAAACTATCAAAATTAAAAATGCAGATCATGAACCGTTTTTTGTTGATGATTTCTTAATACTTAACTATTATACGAGATTTTAATATGACACATCAACCAAATAAAGACGAAACAACAACCCCGCCGAAAGTTGCAAAAAGATATTTTTATGTAACCTATACCGCGAGTTCAAAAGAATATAGTCAAAAAATTGGGTTTACAACAATAAAAACGGACGGGGAGTATATAAACTATGAAGAATTTGAAAATAGTATTTTCATAAAATATACTGAAATCAATGTTGTTATTATTAGTAATGTTATTGAGTTGTCAGAAAATGATTATCGTCAATTATTTAAAAAGAAATAAGCTATGATTAAAGAACAAAGTAGATTTTTCGGTATCAATATTTGCACCCATTGTAAGCATATAATGAGTTATGATGATCAGTATCGCAGTGGTGGGGTTTGCCCTTATTGCGGTGGATTAACAAACGGAACATCTTGTAATATAATTCTTCTAGTAGTTAGTAGAATTGATTATTATTCAGAGCCATCATTATGGAAACGCAAAAAACTTATTAAATCTGAATATATTGGGAAAGATGAAATGACAACCGAATGGATTAATACAGCAAAGAAAAATAAATGGATATAAAATAAAACTATGAATCTAACTATCTTAATTTCAAGCTTCATTTTAACAGAAGCCTACACGATCTATATTAGACGTAGATTTGGAACACAAAAAAGCATTTCAGCAAGTGCGCAGTTAATAACCGATAAACAGGGTCGCAGTCCTTTGTTTTTATTATGGGTTCTTTTGTTGGCTTTCCCGGTTGCATATGTAGCGAATAATCCCTTTTGTTGGGTTGGTGCTTGCATACTTCCAATAATCGGGGGATTTACAATGTATAACCCGAACTTCGGCAAGAATCAGAAAACTATCCATTTAATAGCGGTTATAATTTCAATAGTATTATTTCAAACCGGAATTATTATAATGGATTACAGGCTAGGCCATACTATTTGTCTTATTATTACACCGCTTAGTTATTTCCTTATTATACAGCCGAAAAACTTTATTTGGTGGAGTGAAAAAATAGTTATTTGGCAAATATATATCTGTGTTTTATGCCTACAACAGTAATCTATACGAAAAACGGAAAGAAAATTATTAAAGAAGATCAGAGGGATATCTTCGAAATATTAAAAGCGATAATAAAATGGAACAAGCCTATAAAGAAGCAACAAGAGATAAGACAGTTCAAGTTATGGCAAGAACCCTGAAAAGTTGGTCAATTGAATTGGAACGACAAAAAATCAAGGCGCAAAAATCAACTAATGAACTGCGTAAGGTAAAGAATATGAACGTTTTACAGTTTTTGAAGTGGAGAAAGAAGTAATTATATTGAAAATAATTACATTTTATTGTTGTTTATTGTAATATAATAACTATATTTACGTACAATTAATTACAAACAAACACATAAACGACATGAAAGCAATTATTGAAAAAGCAATTAACACAACAGGAAGAAGCTGTATTGATTCAGAAATTAAAAGTGAATTTTTTGAAATCTTAGCATTTATTACCAACTTAAATAATAGAGATTCATTAAAAGCTACATTAAAAGAAAACTATAACTTTTTTATTTACGGCTTTGGAGGTTCTCATTTTTGGGTTAAACAAACTGAATTCGCTAACGAAGAAAATTTAATTACCGTATTTTTTGAATAATAACTTTACTCCCCTTCGGGGGAGGCTTAAAAACTAAATATTATGATTATTCACATGACAACGCCACCGAAGCTATTCGGCAATTTTAAAATCCTTTGCGAAGTTACAGGTGCAACGTATAACACTCACAAAATGAAGAAGTTCCCTTTCGAGGTAAACGGGGCGATGGTGTATAAAGTAGATATAATTCGAGGTAAACGAAAAAAAATGTAAAAATAATCACTATTATTATTGTTTATTTACAC